CTTGGCCGACTTTCGAACAGCCCGTTTGACCTCGAAGGATGCCAGCTTTGCATATTCCTGCAAGCCTTCATTGATGGCTTCTGCCATCCCGTCAATGCTCACGGTCTTGCTCATTTCTGCCTCCGTTCCAGCCTGCAATGCAGCTTTGTGGTTTTCTTGTTGTAGTTCATGGGGTCAACTGACGTTATGTCATAAAGCTCACCACGAAACAGTACCCGGAACCCGGTGGAGGTCAATTTATTGACCTCACTGCACCATCGCACCGTGAACACCACGCTTTTCTGCTCGGCTGTGACTTCACCTTCATCCTCCTGCGCCTCATAGGTCGAAGCGTAGGCGAAGCAGGTGTAATAATCCACCCATGCGTTCCGATGATTTCCGACCTTATCGGTCATGTGCTTACTTTGCTGGATTGTGATCCTCTCGTTCAGCTTATCGATCATCAGAACACCCCCTCCCTCACAGCGAACAGAATGGAACGAAGCGTCAGCATCAACTGCTTATGGTCCGCTTCGTCCCGGTGCTCGTACAAATAGCCCAGTGCATACAGAATTGCCACACGGCAAGTGCTGCGGAGGGCTTCCAGCTCCCTCGTCGGTGTGACCCCGTTCTCGGCATCCCGGTCAGCGGCATTGACTGCCTCCCACTGGTCATCTGAAAGCCGGCCCACATCCTTGCACATCTGCTCGGCCGAGGAAAGCAGGATACCGATCAGGGCATCTTCATCCCCGCTGTCCACGCGCAGATAGGTCTTCGCTTCAAAAAGCGGGATCAGTGCCATGATCGGTCATCCCCCTCTCTTATCAGCCGCCGGCAGCCATCTGGAGGAGCTGCACGGACTCGGGCAGGATCAGCTTGCCATCGACACGCTGAGTGGTCAGGAAGCCGACCTGATCCGTGCGGGCATACAGCTCGTTCAGGCGACGGAAAGTGCGGTTCTGGCGGTCAGCCACCCAGTAGTAGCTGTAGTCACCAAAGGCCATGACCTTGTTGCCGCCCTTGATCTCCGGCATGAAGGCGGAGGTCTTCAGAGGACGGTTCAGCAGAGTATCGGGCTTGCCGATCTCCAGACCCGGCTTCCAGATATAGTTGCCGTTGTTGTCCTTGATGGTCATCAGCTGCAGCACCAGTGCCTCGTTGCAGAGGAACTGCGCCTTCTTGCGATAAGGAGCCTTCAGCGCATAGTACAGCTTGAAGATCTCATCAAAGGTGACAGCATCCTGCTTGGCAGCCTTGACACCGACCTTTGCGCCGCCGGTCTCAGCCAGCAGACCCAGAGGCTTACCAACACCGTCACCGGTGATGAAGGCGCGCTCCTCCGCATTGCCCATACGCACACCGAAACGGCGGGCAATATAGGTGGCGAGGTCAAAGGCGGAGTCGTTCAGCAGCTCGTTGGAGATCTTGATCATGGTACCCAGCTTGTAAGCGGACAGCATGGTCTGACCGAAGGTCGCATCGCTTTCGGGGATCTCCTCGCCCTCATCGATCCAGCTTGCCTCGCCGGTATCCTCTGCAATGGGAATCTTGCGGGTGCCGGAGCTGGTACGGATGACAGTCGCCATGCCACGGAAGATGTTGTTCTCCTCCAGTGCCTCCACCAGCTTCTTTTCGAACTCATCGGGAACGGTAAAGCCGCCCTCGGTATCCTCGCCCACAGACAGAGCGTTGCGGACCTCGCCGTAGTGACCACGGTTGCGGATCATGTTCCAGAAGTTCTCGGCGTACTCGGCAGTGGCAGTCGGCTTTACATCCTTCTTTGCACCGTTCTTAGGATCGGCATGGACGGGGTTGGAAGTGGGCGCAGACAGCTGTGCCTCGATCTGTGCCTGCTGTTCCAGCCGCTCGATCTCAGTACCCAGGTCCTTGACCTCCTGTGCCATCTTGTTGTACTGCTCCACAGCCTCGGCCTTGACCAGACCGTTATCGCCGCGGTTCTTTTCCAGGAAATCCTTGGTCTGCTCCCAGAGGGTATTGCGCTTGGTGCGCAGTTCCAGAATCTTACTCATAGTGTTGTACCTCCATGAATTTCGTGTTTTCGGCATGAAAAAAGCCGGGGCGCATCATTTCATGCACTCCAGCTGTTTCATCAGGACGTTATAGGAGTAATCCCCTTCCTCCGTCTTTCCGTCCATGTCAAGGACAGGACCGGCTTCCGCAGGGAGATCACTGGGCGGCTCCGTTTGAGCCGCAGGGGTATCAGGCTTGACTCCCAGACGATTCAGGACGATTAGATCCATCTGACGGCTGGAGAAAAGGTGCCCTGCCGTATCCTGTTGGAACGGCTTCTTTTCTTCGCCCTCGCCCGGTTCTTCATCGGGAGTCTTCTCCGGCTTATCGGGGTTCACCGGGTCACTGTCAGGTTCATCCTCTTTCTTTGAGAAAAGGATTTCATCCGCAAAGCCCAATTCCACGGCTTTCTTCGCATTCATCCACGTTTCGTTGGACATGAGGTTTGCGATTCGGGCATGGGACAGGCCACTCTTGGATGCGTAGGCGTTGATGATGCTCTCCTTGACCTCGTTCAACACCTCGATAGCTTTCTCCATATCCTTGGTGTTCCCCATCGCAACGGTACTGGGGTCATGGATCATCAGCATAGCAACCGGGCTCATCTGGACGGTATCTCCGGCCATGGCAACAACGGACGCCGCAGATGCAGCAATCGCATCGATCTTGACCGTGATGCTGCCCTTGTAGTCCTTGAGCATGGTATAGATCTCGGCAGCAGCAAACACATTGCCGCCCGGGCTGTTGATCCAGACGGTCACATCACCCTCACCGGCATTCAGCTCATCCCGGAACATCTGCGGTGTAATTTCATCACCCCAGAAAGATTCCTCGTCGATGGGGCCTTCCAGCCGAAGGGTTCTGGTCTCGTCACTGTCCTTGATCCAGTTCCAGAACTTTTTCATATTGCTCTCCTTTCTTTCTGTCGTTTTGGCGTACTCTCACTCTGCCGGTTTTCGCTGTCAGGGGTTTCTTCCTCCGGCTGTGTCTGCTGAGGCTGATTCTGCTGGGCCGCGGCAGCCTTGTTCTGCTGCGCCAGTCCAGCATTCTTCAGCTTCACATAGCCACCGTTGAGGTAGTAGTCATCACCGCCCTGGTCAGCCGGGATCAGATCCATGTTTTCCAGACGATGGATATCGTTGGGAGACAGAAAACCATTGCTGATGCCGGTGGCATAGCCGTTCATCCGGCTCTGGTAGTCGCCGCGCAGCAGACCGTCCACATTGAACTTCGGAAAGTAGGTATCCTGCTCTTCCTCCAGCAGCAGATCCTTGATGATGCCCTGCTCAATGCGGACAAGCCACGGAGTCAGGGAATGCATCACGAAGTTCAGCGACTGGTATTCGATGTTGGAGAAGGTCGCATGGGACAGATCCGCTACCAGATGCGGAGGCACACGGAAAATGCGACATATCTCCGTGACGGAGAACTGCTTGGATTCAAGGAACTGACTGTCTTCCGGCGGCAGCGATACAGGCTTGTAGGTCATGCCTTCTTCGAGAACCGCCACACGATGGGCGTTGGCTGCGCCACCGTATGCCGCTTCCCAGTTATCCCGGACTCGGTTCGGGTCTTTCATGACGCCGGGATGTTCCAGCACACCGCTGGGCTGAGCGCCGTTCTTGAAGAACGCCGAGCCGTACTTATCCACCGCAATGGAGGTGCCAAGGCTGTTTTTCATCATGGCAATCGGTGAGAAACCGATCAGGCCATTGAAGCCCAACCCCGGCACATGGAATATCTCATCCCGGCGAAAGTAGATATCCTTGTTCTGCTCTCCCGGAACTTCATCCGTATAGGCGTGGTAGATGTAGTACAGTTCTCCGCTTTCATCGCGATCCACTTCGACGTTTTCCGGCAGCAGCGGATACAGACCCAGTACCGTGTTCTTTCCATCCCGGACGATCTGTGCGTAGGCATTGCCCCAGAGGAGCAGATGGGTCATCAGGGTCTCCCAGAAGACGAAAGCCGTCATCTCCGGGTTCGGCTGCCGATACAGGATTTTGTACAGCGGATGATCCCGTGCCTTTTCCTTGTTGCCGTTGTCATCCGTCACCCGATACAGATGCAGCGGCAGGGCCGCAATGGACTCTGCCAGCAGTCGAACACAGGCATACACGGTCGGGATCTGCATGGCGGCTTTTTCGTCCACCTGCTCTCCTGCATTGGAACGACCAAACACAAAGGTCTGCCCGGAATCGCGGACATTGTCCGTGACCTCTGGCAGACCTTGTTTGGGTGGTGATTCTGTTTTGGGGGAGTCCCTTGGGTTTTCAAAACCTAGCCATTCCCAGAATGTCATTTTTCAGCAAATCCTTTCATTTTTTCTTTCCTTGTGTTCCAACAAGTGGTATAATATAGTCTATACTGTTGCTTACGGAGGTTTTTCCATGCTGACGATAAATCAGTTGATGCGATATCTGCGTTCCAAACATCATATTACTGTCAAAAGCAATCAGTCCCAGTCATTGCGCAACATGGGCTACTATCATGGTTTTAAGGGCTATCGGTTTATCCGAACCCCGAACCAAAGGATTGCTTTTTCTTCGTTTGATGAAGTCTCTGCTTTAAACAATTTCGATATGAAATTGAAAGCGTTGTTTTACCCTAAGGTCATGTTTATCGAAACTGCATTAAAGAGCTATGTGATTGAAGCCACACTTAAGGATTCTCATTCTGAGAACATCGACACAATCTTCGGTAAATCAATCACAAACTACCGTTCCTTCACTCCAGGTAGCAGAAACTATCATCAGGAATACGCAAAACGCATGTCGCTTCGTAGCAAAATCAATAGTGCTTTGCTTCGTGATTATGGAAACAAAAAGCAAACCGTCAATCATTTTTTTGACACCGACCGGTCCATACCTATTTGGGCGGCTTTTGAATCCCTGGCACTAGGTGAATTCGGAACTTTCTTTGCGTGTGCAAACGCGAATGTCAAAAAGAGTACTTCTGCAATACTTCACCTGCCCAGTCAACTTGACGCTGATGGAAGAATTACAGAGTTCATTATTTATTCAATCAAAGACCTCCGTAATGCTGTTGCTCACAACAACACTATTTTCGACACGCGGTTCCAAACTGGTGAGATCAATCAGCGTCTTGTTGCACTTTTAGAAACCGAAATAGGCATTTCAAATCTGGATTTCAAATATATTTATTCATACGTCATACTCCTAACCTACGTTCTCAGAAAAATGGGTGAAACCAAAACATCCTGCAAGCAATTTTTGAATGCGTATATTGCCTTGACCGATGAATTGCGCACACAACTCCCGGCAAATGTCTGCAATCAAATTCTAGGCACTCAGCAACGTCCACATCTGCGCCAGCTGCAAAATTTCATTTCCAATTCGTAAGATTCTCTTGCATAATTTCTTTTCTTGTGGTATAGTATAGCTATGAATTGCGGTGGTCGTCTTCGGACAACACCTTGAAAGAGCCTGATGCGTCGGGCTCTTTTTCTTTTTGTCTTTTATTCTTTCTCCAGCTCCGGCAGACCGGCCAGACTGGTACCGAGGGAGGCCACGCCCGCCACGATCGCTGCGCTGCCTACCGCCATCCAGTCCACCGTACCGCTGGGCATCTGGGTCACGACCAGAGCTGCACCGGTCTGGAACATGGTCTTTGCGGCGCGGATACTTGCTGCGCGCCACCAGTCTGCACTCATCAGATACTTCATATTCTTATCCTCCATGATTTTGTATATCAAAAAACGATCATGTCACGTTCATCGTAGATGCTGCCCTGCTGCTGTCCTTCATTTCGGATGCAGCGGTCCAGTGCCATGATCGCAGCGACGATACCGTCGATTTTCTCCGGCGACTTTACCTTGGTAGGCTTAATATTGCCGGCCGGATCAGTGTCCACGACCACATTGCCGGCCATCCATGCCATGATGGGGTTGCCGCCGTGAACGATACGTCCTTCCATCAGGAGCTTATAGAACTCCTTGGTGGGCGGGCTCATATCCTTAAACCCTTGTCCGAAAGGCACGACCGTGAATCCCATCCCCTCTAAGTTCTGGGTCATCTGCACCGCTCCCCATCGGTCAAAGGCGATTTCCAAAATATGATAAGTCTTGCCCAGTTCTTCGATGACTTTTTCGATGAACCCGTAATGGATGACATTGCCCTCGGTCGCCATCAGGTAGCCCTGCTGGAACCAAATGTCATAGGGCACAGATGCCCTGCGCACACGCTGGGGAATCGTATCCTCCGGAATCCAGAAGAACGGCAGCATGATGTACTTTTCCTCCGGGGTTCTGGGCGGGAACATCAGCACAAAAGCCGTGATGTCACCGGTGCTGGACAAGTCCAGTCCACCGTAACAGTCACGGCCTTTGAGGGCTTCCATATCGATTGGCTGGTTGCCGAGGTCATAGATGTGTTCCGGGATAAATCGGGTCAGAGAGGACACCCACATATTCAGACGGAGCTGCTTGAATACATTCTCCTCTGCTGGGTTGTCCAGTGCCTCTTGGTAAGCATCCCGGACGCGCTGGATCTGGATGGTCTGTCCCAGTGAGGGGTTGGCCTTATACCAGTTGACTTCATCGTGCCAGTCATCCTCATCGGTCAGACCATAGACCACCGGGTAAAAGGTGTGGTCAATTTTCCGACCGTTCAGCAGGTCAAGGGCTTTCATGTGCAGCTCATAGCAGATACTCTCCTTGTCCGTGCCGGCCGTGGTAATCAGGAAGAACAGCGGCTGTTCACGGGCGTCACCGGAACCTTTGGTCAGGACATCGTAGAGCTTGCGGTTGGGCTGGGCATGGACCTCATCCAGCACCAGACCGGACACATTCAAGCCGTGCTTCGTGCCGACTTCCGCTGACAACACCTGATAGAACCCGGCGTTGCTGTAATTCACAATGCGTTTGGTTGCCGCCATAATCTTGCAGCGTTTCATGAGTGCCGGCGTCATCTGCACCATCTGGTTGGCAACGTCAAAGACGATGGATGCCTGCTGCCGGTCGGCGGCAGCGCCATAGACTTCTGCGGAGGGCTCGTTATCGGCAAACAGCAGATACAATGCCACCGCAGCGGCCAGCTCCGACTTGCCGTTCTTCTTTCCGATTTCGACATAAGCTGTGCGGAACTGTCTGTTTCCGCGCTCATCCACAATACCGAAAACATCCCGGATGATCTGCTCCTGCCAAGGGAGCAGCCAGAACCGCTTGCCCGCCCACTTGCCTTTGGTGTGTCGGAGGTTTTCGATAAAGCGCACGGCGCGGTCGGCCTTGGCTTTATCGTAGTGACAGGTCGGCAGCATGAAGCGGCTGGGCTTGTAGTCTTTGAGTTTTGGGTAGTTCTTCGGTCTGCTCTCCATCATCCGCCACCTCCCAGCAGGTTTTCCATCTCATCAGCAGCATCCGCAGGGCTGCAATCCGAGGCAATGATCCGGCTTCGGGAGGATGGGGTCAGACCGAACTGCTCGGCAAAGCGGTTCATGATTTTCAGATAGGTCTGTGCAATGGAGACCTGCGGCACCTGCTGCCAATAGCCGGAGGGCGTTTTGACGATGGTGCCGTGCTGGGTGATGAATTCTTCTGCTTCTTTCCATCGTGCGTATGCCTGACAATAGCCGGCGAAGGCAGCCATGTCCACTTCGGTCAGGATGCCGATGGCTTCCATCTGCTTGGCAAGACGCCGCCATTCTTTTTTTGCTTCCGGCTCCAGCCATTTCGGACACGCCGGTGCTTTCTTTGTGGGCTTCGGTTCGCTGGTATTCAGCGGATGCTTGCCCGGATTGCCTTCCAGTTCCTTCATGGCGGTCGGCTTCGGTTTTCTGCCTCTGGTAGCCATTGGCTATCCCTCCCTTCTGTAAAAATGGGCAAAAGAAAAAGGACCTCCGAAGAAGTCCTTTGTATATCAAACACGGCGGATACGAGACACAGCCCCCTGCGGGGCGTGTGTCCTTTATTGGTTATGCGTTGGGGTTGGCTTCTTTCCAAGCCTCGTACTCATCGACCAGCTCTGCCTCCTCGATGACCTGCCAGACCGCGCAGAATCGGATGCGCTGGCGTTCTATGTCCTCGGCCGTCCAGCTCTCCGGCTTGT